CTCAGGCAATCGGATATGCAAAAGAGGCATACAACACCATGCCTGTGCAGGTGTTGCAGTTCCTGGCGATTGCTGGTGTCCCTGAGTTTATGGGCATTATCTGCGGTGCTGTAATAGCCCGCGCCTCGTTGCAGTTTGTCAAGCGTTTGGCGTTGATCGGGGGTTGATGTGATTACCATTTTCACGGGTCAACCTGGGGCCGGGAAAACCGCTGCATTGGTCGATTTGCTTGATAGGGAGTTGAGGGGGCGGCCTCTCTTTGTGCACTTTGATGAGTCTGAGAGGCTGCGTCCTGAGCAAAAGCTCTTGGCAGAAACGCTGCAGATTCCGCACACGCGCTGCCATGCGTCTAAGTGGCATGACGAGTTGCCCGATGGTGCTGTGCTGGTCGTTGATGAGGCCCAAGGCGTGTGGCGTGCCGCTGGCCCAGCAAGCAAGGTTCCTGCTGCGATTCAGGCCCTGGAAACGCACCGTCATTCCGGCGTCGATGTGTTCGTTACAACGCAGTCTCCCAAGCTTGTTAATAGCGCCTTTCGCGCCCTTGTCGGTCGGCATGTCCATATTCGCGATACAGGCTGGATGGGGCGTTGGTGGTACGAATGGCCGGAGTGCAATCCGGAGCTGGCCTGGGCGCGCTGTCAGAACAAGCGGCGGTACACGCTCCCCAAGAGGGTCTTCGGCCTTTACCGTTCGTCTAACGAACACACAAAGGTGCCGCGCAAGATTCCGCCGCTGGTTTATGGGTTGGCCGTGGCCGTTGTTGGAATCGTTGGCTTGGGCGTCAACATGTGGCGAACCCATGGCAAGACCGAGGCGCCTTCGATGGTGCCGTCTGCTCTTGCTGCGAAACCCGCCACGCAGGCCGCGTCCGTGCCTCCGGAAAAGGCATTCATCGACGATAGGGTGGATTTCCTGCCGCGCATTTCAAACAAGCCCGAATCGGCGCCTGCTTACGACGAAGTGCGCCGGGTTATTAATATGCCGCTCGTCTCTGGGGGTGTTTGTTTTCGCGGCGAGTGTCGGTGTTTGACTCAGCAGGGCACTGACGCGGGCCTAAGCGATAGGGAGTGCCGCGAGTGGATGCAGCGCAGGCCATTCGACCCGTACACACAGCAGGAGCGGCCTATCGCTTCTCGCGCCGGTAGCGCTTCGGTGAGTACACAGTCTGCACAGGTTCAAACCGCGTCTGCTCCTTCGGAGTCCGCAAACGTAGTCCCCTTGCCCTCCGGCGTTTCAAACCCGCATGCAGAAGCGCGAGGCCCTTTATTGCTCCCGCCAGGGTCGCCAGTGCAGCCAGCACTATCCATGGATGGGCAGTTGCCCATTGCGCCGCCTTCGTTATTGAGTCCATACCGTCGATCTTAGTGCTGCGCGCTTGCTGCGATCTAAGGCTCTTTTCGTCGGATCGATGCCTCGGTATTGCCGCTAAGTTTCGGCGTTTCGTTCCCGGTCACAAGATTTAGGAGGGGGTGATGTTGGTTGGTTATGCGCGGGTCAGTACAAAGGAGCAGGAAACACGGTTGCAGCTTGATGCGCTACGGCGTGCGGGGGTGCGTCGTGTGTTTGAGGAAAAGGCCAGTGGTGCGGCCGCTGACCGTCCTGTATTGGCTGAGTGCTTGGCCAGCCTACGTAAAGGGGATGTGCTAGTTGTTTGGAAGGTGGACCGGGTTGCTCGGTCGCTGGGGCACCTGCTGGCTATCCTTGATCATTTGGATGCTGTGGGCGCCCGCATTCGGTCGTTGAATGAGCCGCTGGATACGTCATCGCCCTTGGGGGTTTTTGTCCTGCAGAGCCTGGGTGCCATTGCTCAGCTTGAACGTTCGATGATTCGGGAACGAGTGTTTGCGGGGCAGGTTGCCGCTATGCGTGCTGGGGTTCGTTTCGGGCGCCCTCGGCTTCTTGGTGGGCGTTCTGCGGAAGTCTGCGCTATGTTTGCGGCGGGCTTGTCGAAGTCGGAGATTGGGCGGCGGCTTGGGGTGAGTCAGTCAACGGTTCGGCGGTCGCTGCAAGATGCGGAAGGGTTGCCTCGTCGGGTGTATAAGCCGCGTCCTGTCTATGACGCGGTGTTCTTGTCTTGAGGGTTCAGGGCGAAGCCCTGAATTTTTTTCCGTGCGCTTGCGTAGTGAATAAAAAAAAGCCCGGTTTCCCGGGCCTTTCTTTTTGTCGCGTTCACCAAAAGTAACAACAATTGCCCGGTGCTGCGCGCGTGGTCTAGGAGGGCTTTCATGGCTGGCTTCTTGGCTGCTTCGGCTTCTGTCTCGAGCAGCATTAGCTCGCGCTCGAGCTCGATGTAGTCGATCTTTTTTACCGTGGCCAGGGCGATCACCTGCGGCCTTGTTGGGAAGCGCAGGCCTGATTTCCATTCGCTGATTCTTGAGGATGGAACCCCTTTGTCTGCAAGCGCTTTGCGGTCGTCGGGGGTGATGTTTTCGATTAGTTCTGCATACATGTTTAGCAATCTCCATTGAAAAAATAAATTACCAAATGTGTAATTGCGGGGTAAAATTACCAATAACGTAAACGGTAAAACGTAATACGTTCCCGGTAATACAAATGTACTGCATGGAGCCACCCAATGCCAGCCCTTCAACTCCTTCTCCCCGAATTCACCGCCCCTGAGGCGGTCAACCCTTGCGCCCCCATCGAAGTCGCCACCTTGATCGGTGGCGACGGTTGCGCGGTGGCTCGCGCCGTCAACGATGGGGGCGCGCCCGCCACCGGGAACGAAAAGCGCAAGGGTCGTAAGCCTGTGCATGCCAGCGCTGCCGCTCGCAAGGCTGCCTATCGCGCTAACAAGGCCCGCATCGATTTCACGGACAAACCCGCCATCGCGGCCACGTTGGACAAGCTCGCGTCGAGCCTCGATTGCAGCAAAAACGAATTGATGCAGTCCCTGGTTCGATTCGCCCTCACGAATCGCAACTGGGAGCAAGTCGGCCTGTACGGCTCCCGCCGTGATGGGGCGCTGCAATGAGCTTAAAAAATATTCAGTTGGCGGTCATCAACCCGATTGACCGGGATGCTGGTCGGTTTGAGGTGGTTGTCTACTCGGACGACGGTTTGCAGTTTGCGCGATTTGTTTGCGGTAGCGAGCGTGCGGCGGTGGCGCTGCGCAATGCCATTCGGGAGCATGCGGACTGCATGTATCACGTTGCTAACTATCGGGGCTATAGAGAATGAGTCCCGAAGACAAGCGCGATCTCCAATACCGCTGCCGCCGCGCCATTGCGGCCCCGGTCCCTGAGCGCATCCGCAACGGCAGCACGCGCGCTGCCGAAGACTACAAAGCCGCTGCTCAGCACTGCGCCGCCTACCTGCGCACGGGCCGCGATGCTGAGCGCGTGCGCCTGCACGTCCTGCGTCTTGAGGGCGCGCAGGGGTTGCTGCCATGACTGGCATTTTCACGAATCCCGCCATCGCGGCCGGCGCCGGTCGTCGTGGTCCGTATGCAGCGCCGGCCGGTGCTGGCTTCATCCGTCGCCAGCGTCTCGAAAAGGGCTTGACGCAGCCTGAGGCCGCGAAGCACTGCCGCGTGTCTCTGCGTTCCTTCCAGCGCGCCGAATCGGGCGACTACGTGGATCCGTCCACGCGCCGCGCAATCGAGCGCGCATTGGGGGCGCCATGGTGAAACCCGCCAATAGCCAGGTCCTGGCCGTTGCGGCCGCGAAACCCGCCACCGCGGCCGCGAGCGCCACGCACGTCCTCGCCCACTTTGCGCAGGCCGTCGCCGCCCCCCTTCCTGAGAGACAACCGGGGCCCCGCCAAAGCGCGAATAGCGCGTCGAGCGCAGCGAGCTTGGTGGGGGCGGGGTATGGGGTGCCAAACCCCATGTCAGCCGACGTGCAACCCGTGCCCGTCGAAGTCGCCCACGCCCTACGCACCCCCGCGCAAGGGATCGTTACCCGAATGGGCCGAGACCCGCAGGGGCTTGGTGGCGAAGCCATAGAGCCCGGTCCCGCAGGGATGCGCCCTGTCTGCTCTGGCTTCGTGCCCGATTGCCCGGACGCCTGCGCAACGTGCGCCCGTGCACGGACGCGGAGCGCGGGCGCGGGCGCCGGTGCGGGGCGCGCAGCAGCCATCCCCGATGGTAATCACGGGGATAACAAAAAAGAGGTGACCGAATGACCCGCCCAGCGAAATCGAAGCTGAACCAGCACGCAAAAACCTGCACCCTCGTGCTCGATGGAAACACCGTCAAGGCACGTCTGCAGGCTGAGCGAATCGAAACGAAGTCCATGGTTCACGTGGACTGGGTCCGCTTCACCTGCCTGCTGCGAAACGCTCCCGCTCCGGCGGTCGATGACCTTTTCCCTGCAGCAACGCCCAGCGCCATCAAGTGGGCGCCCAGCATCTTCGATGAGCGCTGGCACGAACTGCGCAAGCAACTGCTGCTCATGCCGGACCCCGACTACGCGGCCAGCGTTCAGGCAAAGGATTTGGCCGTCCGCATCGCGGAAGCCCTCGGCGCAGATTTCGAACTGCATCCAGAAGTGCGCAAGGGTCACGACTTCTACCGCTACCGCTGGAGCATCGTTCGCAACGCGGAAGAAGTCGCATGGGTCGGCTACCTCTCCAGCGGCGACAGCCCGCGCCAGTCCGCGCAGGCAAAGACCATCCACGCAAACATCTACGGCAGCGCAACCACTTTCGCTGAGCCCGGTTGGAACCATCGCATCGCGGACCTCTGCGACGAACTGAACGCCATCCTCACCCGCTGCGATCTCGCCCTTGACTTCTTCGAAGGCATCAGCGGCGGCATGGAGCGCATCAAGGCTGACTACATGGCGGGCCTGTGCGACAGCCACGGTAAACGCCTGAACTGCAACATGGTGGGCGACTGGGCCAATGGCAAAGGTCGGTCCTTCTACATCGGCAGCAAAGAAGCGGGCAAGCAAACGAACGTCTACGAAAAGGGCTTCCAGCTTTTCGGTGAAAAAGACGCTACCCCCTGGATGCGCGCAGAGCTGCGCTACGGCAACAAGTTTCGCGTCCTCGAAACTGACATGCTGCGCAGGCCGCAGGACCATTTCGCAGGAGCCAGCGAATGGCACGCCACGCTGCTGCGCGAGCACGAATTGCAAGTGCCGGTCACCCCTGAACCGGTCCCCTGCGAACCCAAGCTCGCAGCGCAAACCGTGGAAGCCGAAGTCACCCGCAACAAGCGCTGGGTCCGCGACGTAGCAGGCCCATCCCTGGCCCTGTGCTTCCAGCACATGGACGCTGAGGAATTCGCAGCCATCGTCGAAGGCGCAAAGCTGCCAGGACGCCTGCAGCGCTTCAAGCAACACGAAATCGCCGCCGTCTACAGCGCGGCAAAAGAGCGAGTTTTCAAGGGCTCGGACGCTGGCCACGTCCACGCATAGCCCAAAGCAAGGCCGCAACCAAAAGGAAACCACCATGCAATTCAAGTCTGAAGTCGTCGTCCACGGCGTCAAGGAAAGCGCAGGCAGCATCGACGGTCGCGCATTCAGCAGCACCGTTTTTCACTGCGAAGTGGACATCGCTGAAAACAGCGCAGGCCGCTCCATCGGCCGCGCGACGCGTCCCTTCAAGCTGGGTGACGCGAAGGAATTCGACAAATGGGCGCACCTCGGCGCATCGCTGCCCATCAAGGCCATCGCGACCTTCGAAATGGCTGCTGCTGCGCAGGACGGCACCAAGATGGTCCTGGTCGATATCCGCCCCGTCGAGCAAGCCAAAGCCGCAACGCCCAAGGTGCAGTAATGGCCTACGTCATCCAGTCGGCTTTTACGGGCGCATTTCTCGCCCCCTCGTATGAGGACGGACAGCCCGAATGGGTGATGTTGCTTCGTGACGCTGTGCCCGTCGAAGACCTTGAAACCTGCGCGCAGCTGATCGAGGACCACGTTGACTACTTTCACCGCGCGCAAGTGGTGGACCTCAACGAACTGCACCGTCCTGTAGCGCTGTGAAAGCAAAACAGGCACCTACCCATTAACTGCGAAACATCGCAAAACGTACCCGGGAACGAACATGAGTGCTGAGGAAATTCGAGTGGCCTATGTCGCGATGCTTTGCGGCTGGTGCGGTGCGGGTCTGTTCTGGCTCTATCTGCGCGGCCTGGATTGGCTGGGTTCGCGTGTTGAGCGTGCTGCGCGAATTCATTCCGCTCGTCGGCGGGCCATGGGTGCAGTTGAGTGATTTCAGCCGGTAGCCCTCCAGCGTTGGGAAACGTCGAGGGCCTCCGGGTGCAATCCCGCACCGTTTTTTATAGGAAATCAAATGAACCGTTTCAACACCCAATCGCGTCGTTTCGCTTCCCGCGCCGCTGCCGTTGCCCTGGCCCTGGCTGGCTCCGCTGCAGCGATGGCTCAGGAAGCCGAAAGCGCCGGTACGCAGATTCTCGCCAAGGTCAATGCGGGTCTGTCCACGGGTCAGGAAATCGCCATCGCGGTGGTTCTCGGCTTGTTTGCCATCTGGGCTATCAAGCTCCTGTGGCGCTCGAAGTAAGGGCGGGGCGCTGATATGTGGCAAGTGGGTCCCGCGTGCTACGGCACGAAAACCGCAGCGCTGCAAGCGACTGCTTCGGCCCAGTCCGGCGCAGTAGTGCAGCAGGGCGGCGGGGCCTACGTTGTCACCGTCTCGGCGGTGGCGGACAACGGTATTGAGTACACGTTGACGCCTCTCGCCGGGGGTGCGTCCAGCACGGTGCAGGTTCTGCAGGACCCTATGCCGTGCAACCTTCTTACGGCATCGGATGTTGGCCCTGTTGCGTGGGGAATATTCGGTGGTTGGATGATTATTTTCGTAATTGCCAAAGTTTGGAAACAAGGGGCCAGTAATGACACCTGAGGCATTAATTTATTTAGTCGCAATATTGGGGGCGTCATGGATTATCGTAAGTTCGTAATTCTTGGCGCCTTTTTTGCGTCTGCCAGCGCGTCGGCTGGCTATGCTCAATTGGCGCCGCCCCCTGGCTGGAGTCCTGGTTCTTATGCTCCATCAGCGAATGATGCGAGTTATGGCAGGGTGATTTACTCGCCCAATGGGCCTACTACTACGGTTGGTGGGCAGGCCGTGAAGATGCCTGCCGCTTATCGTTTGGCGGCTAATGCCCCTCGGATTGCCGCTGCTGCTATTTTCATGCATCCGTATGTGCGTGGCGCTGCGGCTATTGCTACGTGGCTTGGTCTTGCTGGCCTTGCGTATAACGTGGGTACGGGGTTATGGGAGCGTTCTACGGCTGGTGATTATCCGGTCTCGGATGCTTATCGTTATACGTTTCTTACGGGTTATCCTTGGTATAACACGGGTGTCGAGGCTTGTAATGCTTACGGTCAGATAGCGTTTCCTAATTACGCTGTTGTTTACGTACCGTCCGGCACGTGTAATTTTGTTGGGATTTCGAGCACACAAACTAGGTATTTGCGCCGGGAGGGTAATGCCACCGCCTGCCCAGCGGGTTGGTATTCGACGCCTGCCGGGTGTGTGTCAACGCCGCCTCCAAAGACTGTTACGCAGCAGGAATTCGAGGATGCGCTGGCTCCTAAGCCGATGCCTGAGCGCGTGCCGCAGGAGTTGCCTCAGCCTACGCCGCTCCCCATTGAAACGCCGTCTCCATGGATTAATCCAGATCCTGGCGCCAGCCCTCAGCACAAGCCATTTTTCGTTCCAAATGGCAACCCTGTTCCCAATCCTAATTTCGACCCTAATAGTCCGGTTGGTCCCAATAATCAACCGTATATACAACCGGGCACGAAAATCCAGCCAAGCCCTACGGCTTCTCAGCCCTGGCGCGTTGATTTTCAGCCTGTAAATCGCCCTCAGAATTCACCGGAACCTAAGCCCGATCAACAGGAGGATGACGGAACGGGCGATAAGGCTAAGAGTGAAGATGAGCAGACTCTTTGCGAGAGACATCCGGACATAATTGCATGCCAAAAGCTGGAGATGCCGGAAAAGGTCAGTCTCGAATCTAAGGCGGTAGATTTTGATTTTACGCCGGAGTCTGGATTTTCCGGTGCCGCTGTTTGCCCTGCGCCAATAATGGCCTCTATATTCGGTTATCAGTTGGCATTTTCTTGGCAGGGCCTTTGTGATTCGCTCTCATTAATTAAGCCGTTGCTCCTGGCTATGGCTTGGCTAAGTGCCGCGTTTATTCTGCTGGGGAGAAACGAATGACAGCTATTCTCCAATGGATAATCACATACGCGATTGTCCGAGCCTTGGTGTCAATCGGTATTGGCATTGTGACTTACGGGGCGGTTATTGCGGCAATTACTCAGGCAATCGGATATGCAAAAGAGGCATACAACACCATGCCTGTGCAGGTGTTGCAGTTCCTGGCGATTGCTGGTGTCCCTGAGTTTATGGGCATTATCTGCGGTGCTGTAATAGCCCGCGCCTC